AACAACAGAAAAAATACAATTTAGAGATACAGCTATATACATTAATTCTAGTACTGATGGACAATTAGATTTAGTAGCTGATACAGAAATACAAATCGCAGCAACAACTATAGATATAAATGGTAATGCTGATATATCTGGTAACTTAGGTATAGGTGGTAATTTAACAGTCACAGGTACTACTACATTTAACGGTGGTACAATTACTATGGGTGATGCAGCTACTGACAACGTAGTCTTTGGAGCTGACGTAGACTCAAACATTATTCCAGATGATGATAATACTTATGACCTAGGTAGTTCTTCACAGGAATGGAAAGACTTATATGTTGATGGTATTGCATACTTAGATGGTATTAACTTTAATGGCACAGCAATTACCTCAACTGCTGCTGAACTAAATATATTAGATGGAGTAACATCCACAGCAGCAGAGCTTAATATTCTTGATGGAGTTACAAGCACAGCAGCAGAGTTAAACATCTTAGACGGTGTTACAGCTAGTGCAACCGATATAAATCTTATAGATGGTATAACAAACGGAACAGTAATAGCAAGTAAAGCTATTATAACAGACTCAAACAAAGACATTACTGGTGGTAGAAATATTACTATTAGTGGTCAACTTGCAGCAGCTACATTAGATATTAGTGGTGATGTAGATGTTGATGGTACACTAGAAGCTGATGCGATTACAGTAAATGGTACAACTTTAGCAGAAACAATTAGTGATACTGTAGGAGCTATGGTAACTTCTAATACAGAAACAGGAGTTACAGTTACTTATGATGATAGTGATAATACACTAGACTTTGTTATCGGTACACTCAACCAAGATACTACAGGAAACGCAGCAACAGCAACAGCTTTAGAAACAGCTAGAACAATACATGGTGTATCTTTTGATGGTACAGCTAATATAGACTTATCAGAAGT